AGAGCAGGGATGTTCAGAGGAGCAGCGGTTGTGGATGCGTTGTCTGTAACAGTGATCCATGCGCTGTTTCCGTTGATGACCGAGACGAAGTACCTACCTGATGTAGGGTCCATGCTGAGGTCAGTGAACGACTCAACCACGAAGTTGTTGGTTGAACCTCCGTACCTAACTGTCAGGTTGAACCTTGTGACAGTTCCAGGTGTAGTTGTGTAGGTGCTGTCTGTGATATCGAAGGAGATGTTGTTACCCCATGCTCCAGGAGAGATCGCAGAGATGGTCAGGGTTGTAGGAGGTGATGAGACCTTCCTGTCAACGACTACCCTTGTAGCTGTGGTAGCACCTGCAGAAACAACACGGAGAACGACAGCGTCCCTACCACCGTTTGCGAAGTAGGTGAAGAGGGCGAGCGGGAGGTTGTTGTTCTGTACGGTGTTCCACGATCCGTATGCGCTGACGTAGTCAGTCCAGTTGGAAACGATCGTAGGGGTGATAGGTCCTCTGTCAGAGGCACCAACAAACACGCCGATGGCGTTTGTGGTGACACCAGAACGAGGTGCAATTGGGTTGAGAATCTCTTCAGTGAAGACTCCGGGGCGGCTGTATCCTGCCATGTGTCTGTCCTTTGGTTAGGTGGTTGGGGGTTTCCGATTAAGGTCGATCTAGTGCTGATGGCACGAAACGCACCGGGGCCACGTTGATTCTTACTGTGTCGACTGTCTTTGCTGCTGTTGCGATGTCTGGGTCAAGCTCAGACGGAACTCTGATGGTGAACACGTTTCTGAATTCACGCTTGCTTTCTCCACCGTCCTGGGCCATATGGTCCGCTTTGCCGAACTCGTCGAGGAAGGCTGGTCGGTAGTTACCATCGTTTTCCTGCCCTACGATGGGGAACACTCCGTAGTTACCAGGGAACTTGTGGAGCATCTGGTTCATGATCATTCGATCGTGCCTAGGGTTCCTGGCGATGGAGGTCACCTGATAGATCAGGTCGAATGGCTCAGGGAGCTTCCTGACGAACTTCTGGTGCCCTGTGGGGATCTCTTCACCAGGAATCGCTACGAGGTCCTCGTAGAACCCTTCGTGCTTGCGGTAGTGAGCAGGTACTACGTCCACGAGGAAGATCATGAGGTACGGGAAGACTCTGGTCTTTGCCTCGAAGTCGGGGAGACCAAACCATACGTCTACATCTCGTGGAGCCCTGTTGTTATCTGACACAGTCATACCTTTGAGGTACGCCTGTAGGGACTCATCTTCGTCCAGGATGAATGTCATAGAAGCCCCTTAACAGCTTCTGCGACGTACGCTTTCTCCATGATTGCGGAGAACGGTCCCCTGATCCTTCTGATCAAGGTGCGGGGCGGCTCACTCTCTGTACCGTATTCAAGGTCCATAATCGACGTCTTCAATTGAGAAGGATAGATGACCTTGAGTTCACCCTTTCGCATCACGACCCTCATCCTCATGTACACTTCTGATGGCCAGTCTGACCTCTCAGCCTCAACACGAAGCATATTCGTAAGGGTCTGGAGAGTCTTCTTTGGGTCCTTAACGTGGAAAGGAGGCGACGCAACGACAGCAGGCATCAAGCACTCCTTTCTGGTCATGTGTACTTCGCAGGGAAATAACGCTAGGACCGCACAGCCCTAACCATCTAAGTATGGAAGCTACTCATCCTCATTGTCTAGGCTAAACTCTTCCATACTCACAATTCCATTGGACCTGATGATCATGAACCCTCCGTACATTGTGTCCCCCTCTGCTGTTACGTAGACAGAGTTAGCTACGACGATCGAGTCCTCAATCTGATGGTCTTCGACAAGCATCCCCACGGTAGTGATGGGCTTTGGTTCGTGACGTTTGATATCCTCATTTGTGAGCCATCCATTGATGTCTCCCCAGTGATCAAGCCAGACTACCTTGACGATGTTCATACATACTCCTGGAATTGTTCGTCGTTGATCATCTCTTCACCAGATATCTGCTGGAGGTCCACTACTAGAAGTGCGTACTTCGTACCGATAACTCCTCGTGGCTGCAGAGAGATTGGGCGGTACACGAGGCCCTCGTAAACAACCCTATCCTTGGAGTGGACATCTGGTGACTCAAGTAGGTCTGGGATTTTTGAGAGTAGATGAAGGGCGTCTATCGTCAAGTGGAGTGTATCTACGTTGTAGAACCCAGTTCCTCTGTCTTCGTTTGTCCCACGAGACCAGAGGTTCCTTGTAACCTTGACATTGATCGGGGAGTTCCAGACTCTACCAGTGCCGTCATCATTTCCAACGTTATAGATGGGGTCCAGATCAGTGTGTGAATACACCCACCAGTAGGCAAGAGACCCAACGAAATTGGTCAGGTCGTAGTTGATCCCCTCTTGGATGTCTGACATCTCGAATAGCTGGTCGAACTTTCCAAGCTGGTTACCGTATGCACGCATCTAGCTCCCCCTCTCCATGTCAAGTTTACCGTTGAAGATGCTGGTAAACTTCACTTACATCCGTTTCGAAGAGGTACATACATGACATTCCCAGTGGATCTCACAACATTCACAGTTCCAGGAGCACCCACTGATGGGTTGAATGCTCCTAATCATGCGACAGTTCACAGCGAGATCGTTGATGCTCTCCAGAGACTGGAGTCAACCATTGGGGTCAGGACTTCAACTGATGCATCCACATTGTTCGGAAAGATCGGAACTGGTACCAAGAACTTCATCGTCAATGGTGGAGCGACTATCGCACAGGCTGGAAACCCGAAGGTCATTGATGGCTGGGGGTTCAAGTCAAACTACTTGGTCACCTCTGCCGTAGTCTCTCAGCAGCCCTTTACTCCAGGCAGTGAGGCTCCTACAGTAGCGGGGGACTACAGTGAGGCAGGAGATAGATCCTTCGCTAGGTACCATACAACTGCTAGCTCAGGGCCATCTGACTACGCATATATCGGGTTCCCAGTTGAAGACGTCAGGACATTGGCTGGTAAGCAGGCTACCTTTAGCTTCTATGCGAAGACTGGTCTGGCCAGCACTGTCTCTGTGATTGGTGTGCAGACATTCGGTGACACAGGTAGCAGCCCTGTCCTCGTGAGGACAACATCGTCGGGGGGCTTCGATACCCCTGTGGCGACCACTACTTCCTGGGCCAGGTACTCCTTCACAATGACCTTCCCGTCAATCACTGGAAAGACTCTGGGCGTCGGTGATCGTGTCGTCATTCTTCTGTATCTGCAGTCAGTCACAGCCTCTGCACAGGGAGCTGTCCCCGCTGACTACTTCGATATCTGGGGCGTTCAGTTGGAAGCAGGACCTGTAGCTACCAGGTTCCAGAGGAAGTCATACACTGAGACACTGCTTGAGTGCTCGAAGTACTACGCCATTGTCAAGAGTGGGTTCATGGGGGCGGCAAGCACATCATCTGTAGCTGTGTTCCAGTCCCCAGTTCCAATGCTGTACAGGGTGGGCGAGACACCTCTGGGGATTGCAGCGGCTAGCATTACACCGTTGGGCTCTGACAAGATCATCCAGGTACTAGCGGCTGCCCCTACTCCCGTGACCGTGGTGATTCCAACCACCCTCACCTACCACACAGCCCAGATGACCGCAGGAAACAATCTCATTGTCTACGCTAGCGGTCTATCTGGGCTTACAGTGGGGCAGCCACTGCTGTGGATTGGTAGCGCCTTTGGGGTCGACTACTTCCCAGTATCTCCGTACTTCTAATCCTTCTTACGGAATACGGACCTGACCATCCAGCGGGTACCGTTCCATTCCCTTACTACGGCAGCCTTCTCAGGTAGGAACCTGCGGATGGCTGCCGTTGTTAGTTTGATGGTCGGCATGAGCTGCAGTCGAGCAGTAATCCCCTGAGTTGCCGTGATCAAAACATGGAATGTCCTGGAGGCAACAGCGCTTGAAGAGGCACTCTGAGCAGCAGAGATAGTCTTAGCTACGGCTCTTCTCACTGTGGAAGTTGTTCCCACGGTAGCCGTCACTCTCTTAGAGAGTGCTCTAGCAATCGACGGAACTGTTGCAACCTGAGTTGTAATGGTGATCTTCCTATTGGAGATCATGGACAATACGGCTGAAACCACGGAACTAGCGGAGATAACCTTCCCTGCAGCCCTTCTCACGGTGCTGCTCTGTGCCTGGGTAGCAGACAGAGACTTTGTTGCAGCCCTAGATACTGACGCTGCCGTAACCTGAGTCATAGAGACTGTTTTTGCCAACGCCCTCTTCGAGAGAGTTGACGTGCTTCCCTGAGTCAGCGTTACGACCTTGCCGACCACCCTGGATGCCAGAGAAGACGTGCTTGCCTGAGTTGTAGTAGCAGACTTTGTAGCAGCCCTCTTCACTGTAGGAGATGTTGGTGAGGTAGCTGACAGGGCCTTTGTGGAGTCTCTCTTGATGGAGATATTGAGCGACTGCGCTGCGTTGATCGGCTTCTGAATCGCCTTGATGATGGAGCTTGATGAACCAATTGCAGTGGATGTCAGAGACTTGGCCAAGCTTCGTCTTACTGTCACAGAGGTTGCAGAGGTGGTTGAAGCGCTCTTTGTAGATGCCCTGAGAAGAGACAGCACTGTAGAAACTGTGCTAGACAATGTCTTGCTGCTGGCCCTTGATACCTGTGCTGAGGTTGATGACGTAGCCTGAATAGGCTTCGAAGCCGCAGACGTTCTGGACACAGTTTGAGCCAATGAAGCAAGAACCGGCTTGACAGCGTTTTTCACAAGTGAAACACCTGCAGCCTGTGAGGCGTTGATGGCCTTTGCGGTAGCTCGAAGAGCTGTTGCACTTGAACCAACAGATGCAGATATGGTGATTGGCCAGTTCGTCGCAGTGAACGCAAACCCGGGAATGAATACCCACCAACTTGGCCACCCTCCTGGGTTCGATCCAGAATCAGGAGGAGGCAGGAATAGCTGTGCGTTGGGGTCAGTAGTGACTTCTACAAGAGGGGTTGGCTGGGGGTCGTTACCTCGCACCATGTACGGAGGGATCCACACGTTGCCTGGAGGTCCTGCAGCCATGGCTCCTGGGGCGATTCGAGGAACCAGAGGAGCGGGGAGGCTGTCTTCAAAGAGAAGATCAACCCACATGTTGTAGGACAAAGTGATGTCCGTTGTGGGGAAGACGTTGCCAGCGTTAGCAGCATAGACAGCATTGATGCCATCGAACTTGTCGGCTAGAGCAATGAGCGGTCCGTTCATTGTCTTTGACGCCAGACCACCGTTGGTGTATGCCAAAGCACCTGTAGGTGAATAGCAAGTAGCTACATACGTGGTGCAAGCCTGGATGCTGACCGGAGTACCAAAGTTGCTAGAGGTCCACCCCAGCGCAGTGTTTCCGGTGTTGGTAGTTGCAAGTAGGGTGCCAGAATTGGTGTAGAGGTTGATAACTCTTGCACCAGTTCCGACACCGTACCAGCGAAGTCCTACGAGGAGACCTGGCTGTGTCGTCCTGAACCTAAGCCCGGACACCCACTGGCTAGCAGATACGTTGTCTCCTGATGTTGCTCCAGGAGCGGGGTTGTTTGGCCAGATAGACCAGATCGCCATGGTTCAACCTTTCATGCCACCATGGGTGGCCAAAGGGTTACGCCATTGACTCCACGAGGAACTGGTTCACTGTCAGAGTGTTTGAGGCTGAGTTAGTGCCCCACTGTGCGCCAAGGGTAAGAGCCTTAGCGGTAGTTGTGTCGATAGTCGCAACAGCCTGTGCAGAGGCGTCAATCGGAATGACTGTCACAGCAGTCAATGATGTGCCGAGATACACAAGACCTGTTGCCATAGCGGTACCAGAGGTACCGATGGACCTCACTGTGATGGTTGCCTCTAGCCTCCAAGGCCAGTTTGTGGCACCAGTGGTGGTGGTTGTAGCACCTGTTGCTGCCAACTTCACACCAGCTACACCACCGTAATACACCCCAAGAAGAAGGGTAGGAGTAGAGGTGTTGCTGAAAGTTCCCGCTGCAGTCACCTTCAAAACAGATGTGTCCTGGAGGAAGTTCGCAGGGAGAATGAGCTGTGGGTTGGGGCTTACATCGGTGAGAGATGTGGAGGTGTTGTAGGCTGTACCGGCAGAACGAGTCTGCTGCGCATTGAGCAATGTCTCCCAAAACTGAGCTGCCATATTCTACGTTCTCCTTAGGTGAACTGAACCTTGATTGTGTAAGTGATGCTGTCACCTGATGCGAGGTTCATGACACCGTGGTCAGCACGCAGGAAGTACTGGCTTGTGGCGATAGTGGTTCCGTCGAGCAGAGCCACCTCACCAACAGCAACGGATCCTGAGGCAGTGATTGTTCCAACAACCTGGAACGTGTCCAGGTTGTTTGTGGTGGTCACAGAGGACCCGGTGCCAGCAACAGCAGTTGTGGCAGTAGGAGCAGCAGGGGTAGCAAGGGCTGTGTCAGCCGCAGTTGCTGTGGCTGTTCCTGTACCCCAGGCGATGTTGACAGGAGCTGTTCCTGTTCCACCGATCCTGTTAGTGATGATCTTCTTGCCGTTGGCGTTCAGAACAAATGCAGCCATGGCCACCTCCCAAAGAGTCTGTCTAGAAATTGGAGAATGCGGGAGCGCCTATACTCAGCTACAACACCTTGGTTCTCGACTGTCCCGTCAGCGCGTGTAATGACAGCCTCGACCACGATGGACTTGACTGGTTGCTTGGTCTTGAATTCCATAGTTCCTCAAACAGGAGTGCCCATTGCGTCTCGCCATATTGTACCGTCAGACCATATAGGCTTATGGAGTAAAGTGTCGTAGAATTCTCCACCTACTCCATAGGTAGTAGCATCTGGTCTTGTAGCTCCAGCAGGGGGATCTCCGATGTAGATGTCCCCAGAGATTGGAGTCTTTCCAAGAGTCTCAGGGCGAGCATCACCAACAAAGATCCTGTCGCCTCTATCGCCATCTGTATTTACAACAGGAGAGGGTCCTCTGACGGTCCCACTAATGGCAGAAGAGTCTGTGCCTACCTCAGTCACTGAGGTAGGAGGCGGGGTAGAAAGTGGGTCCTGGATCGTTACAACAACGGTGCTCATTGCAGGGTCACCGCCCTCTCAGTGAAGACTGAACCCTTCATGTACGTCTCTGAGATCGTGTTGTCGACAGAGTCCATGATCACTAGGTCCCACACTGCTTTGGCAGGGAGCCCAAGGGTCTGTGCCTTGGTCAGAGACAGCCTTGCAACGCCGTTAGGCGCATCCGTGATCTCACAGGTGATCTCAGCCAGTGTGAGAGACGCATTGGCGTACTGACGAATGACAGCCTTGAGGGTCTTGTTAGCCAACGAGAATGGGAAGTCGAAGTCAGCGACCCAAGCGTTGCCCTGGTACAGGTTGATGTTGTAGACGGTAAGCAACTCTGGCTTCTCCTGTCCACCATACGTAGGTGCGGGGATGTCCACACGCACAGGGATAGACCTGTCGTCGTACTCCTGTGGACGGTAGATAGGCACATACCTGTTGGTGCCGAGGCTAACACGTCTGAGGGTGAAGACCTCGACGGCGTAGATTCCAACGCCAAGAAGTTCTGACTGCTCCTTGTACCTTGCGGTAAGGGCGTCAATGAGCATCATCAACTGGCGGAAGCGCTCAGATCTGGGGATGGTGATCCCGTCAGGAGCGTGGATGTCGATGTCGAAAGCTGCGTCTGTGGCAAGAGCCCA